GTGTAGGCAGGAGGCCCTATCCAGCTCCAGGTTGACGTACAGCACACGCCCCTGGGCGCAGGAGAACCCCAGCCACGGCCGGCCCTCGGCGATAGAGCAGCACAGCTCAATGAGGGCATAGGACTTTCCGGCCTTGCTCGGACCGGCCAGGAGCAGCTTGTGGCCCTGACGCAGAACGCCCTCGATCAGAGGCGGGGCCAGCTGGGGCAGGTTGTCCCAGGCGGAGGCCATGTTTTCAGGATCGGGCAGGTCATCGCTGACGCTCTCGATCCACTCCCGCCACTCTGTCCATGAGGCTTTTCCCAGGTTGGTGTCCACCAGAAATTGCTTGTGCCCGTTCCGTACCGCCCCCGGCAGGCGGGACAGCCGGGAGGGGTTACGGTTCTGGCGGTCAATGTCCAGGCCGTTTTTTTGACATATGCTGTACAAGAAGTCAACCCTTGTCCGGTACTCCTCATAGGTGGCGGCGTCAATGCGGACAATGGCGTGGAGGCTTTTGCCGCCGGAGTACACCAGGCAGGCCACAGGCAACTCCAATTCCCGGATGATAGCGTTCTGCTCCCCCAGGTCCATGCTGTCCGATTCAATCAGGGCAAACCGAAAGGCGGTCACATTGTCATTCTTCACGCCCTTGCCGTCCAGGGGATTGAACCGTATCCAGGCCCCCGTGCCGGGGTCATAGTCCCCCAGCACCGCCCCTAGGTCATCCCCGCACTTCTTCAGCGCCTCGATCAGCTGGCCCGCCGTGCGGTCATAGTTTCCCCGGGTGGGCTTGCGCTCCCCGTCCTCCGCCTCGAAAGTCTCTGTCACATAGCCGACATAATCATCCGGGGAAAAGAGGGTGCCGAGGTATTCAATCAGGTCATGGGCCGGGTGCCATTTGCTGTCGGGTGGCTCCTGGATCTCCTTGGATTCCAACCAGGCCGGATTGACGATCACCTGCTCGTCCTTGGCGCTGATTTCATCGTCCCAGCTCAATTCATGGCCGGGTTGCGAGGGGGCAGGCCGCCAGCCCATGTCCATGGCCATCTTCACCACCGTGCCGCCTGTGACCGGCTCCGCATTCCCGGTAAAGCTCTTCCACTTGCGCAGACACTCCCCCGGATGATACCGCTTACCGTCCCGGCGGCTCCAGTCCTCCCAGGCGGAGGCGGGATAGCCCGCCTCCTTCAGCCCCATGCCCACGGCGACCCAATCTTGATATGAGAGGCCCGCCGGGTCGATATGCTCCAACGTCTCCAGCAGATCAAAGGTGTTTTCCATAGACTATCTTTCCTCCGGTTGATATGTTGCTGGATCAATACCACGCGGAGCACCTTTCCAGCCGCCTGCGGCAATCCGGTTTATCATCCGATTAGCCGATTCAAAAGACCATTGGCCCACATGCAGGAAACCATAATTTTCCAAGCATCTGATTTGCTTTGGCGTCGTAAGACCCGCCTGTTTTCTTTTTTTTAACCGACTTATCAGCAGAGACGCCTTGCCTGCATTTTCGATTTTATCAGGAAAAATTCCGAATTCCTCCAATACCTCTCGTTGATTGTCAGAGGGCGGCCCCATTTCCCAGCCGAAAGACGGGACATAGCTGGACAGGTCCTCCGCCTGTATGCTCATCTCAAATTGCAGGGGGTCCACCAGCTTGCGCTTGCGGGAGCGCATTTCGGCCAGCTGCTTTGCCAGGGATTCCTCCCGCTGGGCAACAACATCCTCGCTGGCCTTTTTCTCTGCCTCCTCAATGTCAACCGGACATCCGGCCGCTTCGATATTCTCGGTCATTTTCCGGGCAACCTCGTCCGATTCACAAATTAGGTTTGCAGGATGACACAGCTCATGGCGCTCGGTATGCCACAGGAAATCCAGAAGCAGCAGGTCCTCTTTGCCGGGGAACAGGCGGGTGCCACGTCCTACCATCTGGCTGTACAGGCTCCGTACCTTGGTGGGCCTCAACACAACCACACAATCCACGCTGGGGCAGTCCCAGCCCTCGGTCAGCAGCATGGAGTTACACAGGATATTGTACTCCCCCCCGTCAAAGGCTTTGAGGACTTCCGCACGATCTTTGCTGTCGCCGTTGACCTCCGCCGCCCGGAACCCCTGGGCATTGAGCAGGCGGCAGAATTTTTGCGAGGTTCGTACCAATGGAAGGAACACAACCGTTTTACGGCCAGCACAATATTGCTGCATTTCCTGGGCGATCTGATGCAGGTATGGGTCAAGGGCCGTGTCAATGTCGGAGCTCTTGAAGTCCCCTGCCTGCACGCCTACGCCCGATAAATCCAGGCGCAGCGGAATGGTGACGGCCTTGATCGGGCAGAGATATCCATCCTTGATCGCCCGGGGTAAGGTGTATTCATAGGCCAGGTGCTCGAAATATTGGCCCAGGTTCCGCATATCACCACGGTCAGGGGTGGCGGTGACGCCAAGTACCCGGGCCGCTCCGAAGTGGTTCAACACGCGCTGGTACCCCTCAGACAGCACGTGGTGGGCCTCGTCCACCACAATCACATCGAAGTAATTCGCCGGGAACTGTCCCAGACGTTTCTCCCGCATAAGGCTCTGGATGGAGCCAACAGTCACCCGGTACCAGCTGTCCAGGCAGGTCTCCTCCGCTTTCTCCACCGCGCATCGCAGACCTGTCGCCTGGAGCAGCTTGTCAGCCGCCTGCTCCAGCAGCTCCCCCCGGTGGGCCAGAATCAGGCACCGGCGGCCGGCACGTACCATGTCCTCAACTATCTTTGAGAAGACGATGGTTTTTCCGCAGCCCGTGGGCAGGACCAGAAGTGTGCGAAGAAAATCACCATTCCAGTCCTGCTCCACCGCCTCCCGGGCCTCCTGCTGGTAAGGACGCAGTTCCATCAGAATACACCGGAGCTCCAAGGCGAGGGAGCCTCCTTGGGCAGTTCAGACCATCCCTGCATTTGCGGCTGTCCTGCGGCAGGAGGCACGGCGGTGACTTTCGGAGCAGTCTCCGGGTCATAAAACTCCGTGATCTCGTTGCCCTCCCGCTCCTTACCGTCATTACCCGTCCACTTTCGGATTCCCACATGGCAGACGCCAGTGGAGCCGGGGACAGCCCCCCAATTCATTCGCATGGCCTCTCCGTGCTTGCGCTGGCCGATGGCGGTGAAAAATTGACATAGCTTCCATTCGAATCTGCTATGTAGGAAAAGGTTTGTCAGCACATCGCCGGAGGCCTCGGCGCTGCTAACGGCTACCGTCAGAATGGCCTTATTGCAGGCGGGTATCTTCTCGCTGCCGCCGTGCCGGGCACGCTCAAACTTCTTCACGGTGAAGTTGTAATCCCCCTCGGGGAGAACCTGAAATGAGTGTCCATCCTGCTGGATTTCATCATCCCAGCCAAATTCACGAGATGTGGTGTTATATTCGCTCATGCTGCATCTCCTCTCAAAGTTATCTTAAAACGGCAGCCGGTTGGGCTTTTCCGTAATCATCTGAACAATTTTTTCCCACCACGGCAGCAGCCATCCGTCTATAAATCCAGCCTCCTCCATCACGCTCCATGGGGTGTCCATAGTAAAATACCCCTTGTCTGCTATGATTTCCCGGACCTCTGTTTCGGACACATGTGCGAAGTCCATGAGTGTTGACAGTTTTGGGGGAACAGCATCCAGATTTGATGCAGGGGACAAGTCAACATTCATAGGCGGTTCTGGCTGTGGCTCCGGAAATTGGACAGATTCCTGCGCTGTCACAGGTTCCGCAGGAGGCACAACTGGGATAGTCCCCTGCGGAAACAGATACGGCTCGATAGCCCGGAAATCAAAGGGCATTTCCTCTGGCAGGCTATGACGGTTCTTTGCGTCCCAGCATGGATGGTGGGTAGTGTACATCACCCGCCGGCCGCCCTGGGCCTTGAACTTCTTCCCCTTATCGTCCGCAGAGACGGACATGGTTTTATAATTGGCAAACAGCAGCAGGTCTGACCATTCCTTTACCAATGGAGCGGTTTTCTTTTGCAGCTTCAGCTCCCAGCGGTCATAAGCGCCCATCTCATCTGGCTGCTCAAATTTACGCATCATGGCGTGAGCGGTCAGGATTACGTTGATCTCCCGGTCAATCACTTCCTCCAGAAGGTTCAGCAGCTTACCGAATTCTTCTGCCAGATAGACATAACCTTTTCCATATCCAAGGTCCTCTATTCCGCTCAATTTCCTGTTGGCGCAAATGCTGGCCATACATAGCTGCTCCGCCCAGTCCGCCGTATCGATGGCCAGCGTTTTGCACAGCCCAGGGGTGTCCCGGACATGCTTCACCTGTTCGGTCAGCTCCGCCCAGCTCTGGGGCCGGGGGAACCGGCGCACGTCCATAAAGGCGGTAGAACCCTCGGTGTCGATGTACAGCGGCTCCGGGAAGTGGGAGGCAAAGGTGGATTTCCCGATGCCCTCCGGACCGTAGAGGACCGCCTTCAGCGCCCGCTCCCTCTTTCCTGACAAAATTTGCATCAGAATACCCCTTCCTTCCATGATGCCTGTGCTGACGCCTTTGCCTCCTTGGCATAGCCGTCCTCAATGAGAATGGAGCACTCTCCGCCAGTGGACACCCGGGTGGCAATCCCCTGCAGCCCCTCGGCCTCCATCCAGGCGGAGAACTCTCGCAAGGTTTCCAGATCCATTTGCTCCAGCTTGTCCATAAGGATAAAGCCGCACTCCGGCTTTAATGCCCGGACAATGGCGGCGGATACCTTTAATTGATCGCTGCCGCTCATGCAATCCCAAGGCTTTCCATTGTAGGTCAGCTCCCCATTCTCTACCGACAGTCCTGGGAGGGGCAGGTCAGCTCCCTGCAAAAGGTCTGCCTTCTGCTGGCGTACAGCCTCCAGCTGAGCCGTCAGGCCGGCATACTGGTCTCCGTATTCCCTGGCCTCTGCCTCGGCCCGGGCCTTGTCCTGGTTGGTGCGGACCTTGACGTTAATTGCCTCAATGTCCCGGATACTGGCCTCCAGTTCCTCTGTAGATTCGTCCAGCAGGTCCAGCGCGGACTTTTCCGCAGTCTCGCAGTCCATACACAGAGAAGAGTATTTTTCTTTGGCGTCCGCACATCTCCGCTCCAACTCAGCCAGCTGCTCCTTGGCGATTGCCCGTTGCTCCTCCAGCTTCTTTGCATAATTCCGCTTGCGCTGGTTTTCCCCGTTCCGGGCAAGGATTTCCTGCTGGCGCTGGATCAGATTGTAGGCGGATACCAGCTCAGCAGGGGCATCAGGATAACTTGGCAGCTCCTTGGCGTATTTCACCTTCTGGTCAGCAATCTGTCCGATAGCGTGCCGCTGGTTATACAGCTCCTTCTCCTGACGGTCCAAAGCGTTCACCTGATCTTCCAGTCCAACAATACGCAGTAGGGTGGCCGCCTTGTCTCTACTGGTAGACTGCATGAAGCGAGGCATATCCAACGCCAGCTGTTCAACCAGGGAGTTGAGCAGCTGCTGGCCAGCCTTACGGCCCGAAGCGTCCGTTACCTTCAAGTCGCTGTTTTTCCCGGCTCGCTCCACAACAACGCCGTTGGAGAGAACCAGTTTCTCCCTGGGCGGGATGACGGACCCTTCCCGCTGGACCTGAGAAGGGCGGTAGCGATCCCCGCCCAGCGCCCACATGATGGCGTCAAGTACTGACGTCTTGCCCTGGTTGTTGCGGCCGCCAATCACCGTAAGGCCTGTGGGGGACGGGGTGATCTGTACAGCCTTGATGCGTTTGACGTTCTCCACCTCAAGCTGTGTGATTTTAACTGACATGTGTGTGCTCCCTTCTATTGGTTGTCCTTGATCCTAACTGGCAGGACCATTTTAATATCATCTTTGTTGGTGCGCAGGATGACTGGTTCAAGAGGTCCACGAAACTCAAGGATGACAGGTTCTCTCAGGCTTTTTCCACAGGATTCCTTCGCCGCCTGTAAGGCGGATAGGAGGTAATTACCATTAAAGGCAATTCGAAAGGTTGGTGCTTCTGGGAGTGCTTTTATCCAATCGAAGTTGTCGCTGCATTCCAATTTGGGACATCCAATAATAATATCCCCGCAACGAATCAAGGTGTCCGTTTCGGTAACCTCAATAAAAGCATCCATTTTGTTTGGCAGCTTTATCGAACCACGGATGTAAGTTGTGAAGTCCTCATCGCACTCACAGATGGCGTGTTCCACGCTCATCCTATACCCATCCACTGCCATAGCGATCATTCGGGAGCTTGCGACATCGAACTCCAGGCGGATATATTCACGGCACTTTTGGGAGGAATTACCTGTTGAAACAAATGCTTTTGTAGCTGCGATAACTCGGTTGAAATCGTTGGAATTTATTTTTGCTCTCATGGCGTTATCTCCATTTCTCGGATTTCAAAAAATATAGGTCAGAAAATACAGTACGTATTTCACGGAAATAAACTTATCTGTGCGCCAAATTTATTCTTCCGTTCCGCCATTCTCCTTTCTTCCTTGTATTTAATGCTTTGTATTGCCTGGAATTTATTTGGCGCGTCAAAGTCCGCATATGCTGGTCTTTCCGTATAAACCCTGCTTTTGTAATTCTCTTTCATTACTTAACCATTTCCCACAAAAAACTGCTCAAATTTGTCTGCGCCATACTGCCCTTTTGTCAATACAATAACCTCCCGAATACTATAACGATCCTTTAATTTGTTACCAAGGCTATCAAC